AGATCGTGTTTCCCGTTGCCGAGGTCGTCCCGGTTCAGGGCGGCGTTCTCCAGCGCAGCGGGGTCCAGCTGGGCGAGGAACGCGGCGACGATGTCGCCTGGGGTGTCGGTGACGCCGACGGCGACGCGGGCGAACCCGTCGAAGGCCACGCCGTCGGGCTGCCGGGTGTGGAGGACGACGAGGGGCAGACCGCCGACGATGTCGTGCTGGAGGGTGTATCCGGTGACGCTGCCTGCGGGCAGGGGGCGGCCGTTGATGCTGATGGTGGCGTGGCCGGGCTGGGCGTCGATGTGGACGCCGTGTGCCTGCGGCTCGGTGGGGAGCTCGGTCATTCGGCGGCCGCCCCGTCCTCCGTGGCCTTCAGTGCGTCGTGCTTGGCGTGCCAGGCGTCCCAGCCCTGCCAGGTGGGGTCCGCTTCGATGGGAACCGTCTGTTCGACCCATCGCTGGTACGTGAGGGCGCCGTCCAGCGTCTTCCAGTTCATCTCGCGCTGTCCGGCGGGGTTCTCGTAGTACTCGGTCAGGCCGATGACCTGTCGCCCGGGTCGATCGCCGTGCATGTTGCACTCCACGGTGATCTCGCCGCGGGCAACTCGGCTGGGATCGATTCCGTTGGCCTTGAGCCAGGCCACGATGCGCGCCTGCTGTTCGGCACTGACCTCCTGCCCTTCGGCTACGACCGTGATGATGCGCCGCTCGACGGGGCGGGGTACGGGGATGCTGCCAGGGCTGCGGCGGGGAAGCCGCATGGGCTGGTGGATCTCGGATCCGTAGCCGTCTTCGCCGGTGACCAGGGTGATGGTGGCTTCCTCGACCCGGTGGCCGGCGGGCATGTCGAAGGAGGTCAGGCCTAGGGCGTCCAGTTGCTGCCCGATGCTTTCGTGGGGCTGGTTCACAGCAGGGCTCCAGAGCGGATCTCGGTCCGGCCGATGAGGTCGAGGCGGGGCAGGAGTTCCCGCTGGCAGTGCGGGTGTGCGGAGGGGTGGGCGAGGGCGTCCTGGGCGGTGCGAAGCGTGCGGTTGGCCCGGTCCGGGTCGTCGTGGCTGGTCCAGCCGCAGTCGTGCCCGTCGCGGACTTCCACCCACTCGGTGCCGAGTTCGTCCAGGGCAGTACGGGCCGCCGCGGTGTTGGCGGTGGTCACGGCCTGCCAGGTGATCGCCGCCCGTGCCCACGCGTCGACCGGGTGCCTTGAGTTGTTGGCGTAGACGACGGTGTCCAGCGGGTGGTCCCGCCGGAGTTGGGCGGTGTCGAACCGGTCGGCGGTGCCGCGGGCGGCGTCCTGCGCGGCGCGGAGGAACGCTCGGGCCCGGCGGAGGGCTTCGGTGATGCGGCCGGTGAGGTCGGCGTAGTACTGCGCGGACGCGGCGGTTACGGCGGCCCGGTGCCGGTCGGTCCACCGGAAGCGGCTGGTTGGCCGGTCGGCGTTCTCCAGCATCTGCCAGGCGCCCTCTCGGTAGATGAGGGGGAGGTCGCTGCTGGCCCAGCGTTCGGCGAAGGCGCCGGCGGCACGGGCGAACGAGCCGAGGGACGTGTTGAACGCGGCGATGGCAGTACGCAGGGCTCTGCCGCCGCCGGAGGTGCGGCCGGGCCGGATCCGGGCGAGGGCGTTCAGCAGCCGGGTCTGGGCGATGCCGAGGATGTTCCACGCTGCGCGGAGCCGGTCGACGGCGTCGGTGATGAAGGCGAGGAGGCGTTGGCGGAGGGTGCGGCCGCGGCGCCGGACGGGGGTGGTCATCGCCGGGGCCTCTCTATGAGGTGGAGCATTCCGATTCCGCCGGGGCTACCGCCGTCCGGGTCGACAGGGTCGTCGGGTGCGGGGGGTTCCCCGTTCTCGAGGGCGGCGATCTGTCGTTCGTATGCCTTGATGTTCTCGGCGATTCCGACGGCGACCACACCGCTGACGTTGACGGTGGCGGGCTGGGCGCGCAGGTCGGCGAGGCGTTCGCGGAGGACTTCGAGGGCGACGGCGCGGGCGGTGCCGAGCCGCTGGTAGCGGGCATCGAGGTCGACCAGGTCGACGGTGCTGCCGAGCTCGCCCTTGAGCCATGCGGTGACGGCTGGGGTGAGGGCCATAGCGGATGTCCTCCCAGGGGGCTCGGGTGGAGAGGGTGGTGCGGGTGCGGGCCCACCCCGGTTGGCGCCCCCACCAGGTGGGGGTGGGCCCGCATCCCGCTAGTCGCCGCTGCTGCCCTCGTCAGCGGCGTTCCGGCCCCGTGCCGGCTTCCGGGCCGCGCGCTTGGCGGCCGGCTTGTCCCCGTCGTCCTCGTCCTTGGAGTCCTTGGAGGAGTCGCTGGTGGGCTTGTCGGCCGTGGGGAGTTGGCCGCCTTCCCACGCGTCGGGGGTCTTCACGAGCTCCGCGTACTCGGGCGCGGGCTCCTCACCGGCCCGAAGATGCACCATCTGGCGCGTCTTCGGGTCCTTGACGAACGTGTCCACGGCGAGCCGAGCCATGATCAGAACACCTTGGCGGTGATGTGGATGTCCGGCACATACAGGACCGGCATCGCCACGGCGGAGCCCTTTGTCCACACCTGGACCGGGTCGTCCTGCCAGCCGTGGGTGACGATGATGCCGGGGGCCTCTTCCAGCTCGATGGCCGGGTTGTCGCCGGTCGTCAGGGCAATGGATTCGGCGGTGATGCCGTACTGGGTCTCGCCCCACTGCTGCCGGTTCGGCGGGACCATCACCCAACGGTCCTCGGGCAGCGGCCGCTTCATGGTGCCGTCGTCGAGCGGGATCTGCACGTCGTAGATCTCGATCGGGGGCAGGTTGTAGCGGGCGCGGACGGTGTCGACCTCGTTCGGCGCCAGCGTCGCGGTCGGCGTGTTCGACGGGTTCACGCTGCCGTAGTAGGCGGCGCGGTAGGCGTCGTTGCCGGCGAGGAGCGCGCGGGCCTTGTAGGAGGTGAGGACGCGTTCCGGCATCGGGGCGCCGGAGGCGCGCAGCACCTCGAGCCAGGCCATTTCGTCGGCGATCGGGTCCGAGGTGGGGTCGGTCCACGGGGTGGCGGCGGTCGGCATGTTCGCCGTCGGGACGTCCGCGTCGTACTCGATGGTCAGGCCGTTCTCGCCGGCCAGGGTGAACTTGCCGTCGGTGATGAGGTCGCCGACGGCGAGCTCCAGGCGGGAGCGGATGGACAGGGTGTGCGCGGCGGTGTCCTCGTAGAGGGACTGCACCAGCTCGGAGGCGTCCTGGCCGCGGCGGGCCGCCAGCAGGATCGTCTCGAGTTCGCCGACGAGGTACTTCTGGCCGAGGGGCGGGAGCATGCCCTCGGTCTCGATCCGCTTGACCTCGCGGGACGCGATGGGGGTCTGCGCGTCGTAGGCGCGGTACTTTGCGGCGTTGACGCGGCGGGACGTTCGTCGGGTGCGGTACTTCACGCCGTTGATCTGCCGCTCCGGCATGATCGACTGGGTGAGCGCGTAGTCCGCGGGGGTCTGTACGGCGCGGGCGAAGGCGATGATGTCGGTCGCCGTGATGTCCCTGAGCAGGGCCTCAAGCATCTGGGTTCACGCCCTTTCTCAGGAGAGGTCGGAGAAGACGATGTGGTCGGTGCGGTCGGCGGCCGCGGGGACGGTGAAGGCCACGGGCAGCTTGGAGACGTCCACGTCGCCGACGATGCGCAGCGCGGCACCGACCTTCGTGGAGCCCGTGTTGAACGCGACGTCGAACTCGAGCAGGCCGGCGAACGTGTCGGTGCCGTCGGTGGCTGCGGAGTCGTAGGGCCCGTACAGGCCGGACGCGGTGACCTTGCCGAGCGGCATGCCGGACTTGATGACGTTGGGGAGTCCGTTCGCGGCCGGCGTGTACTGGGTGCCGGAGGCGAACTGGGACAGGTCGAGGGTGATGGTCTTGTTCGTTTCGGTACCGAACGTCGACAGCAGCCAGCGGCGGTCTGCGGTGACGGTGGTCTCCGTGGTGGTCGGCTGGATGTCCACGCCGATCTCCTCCCATGAAATGGGGTCCGGTGTTTGGGGCGGACACCGGGTGGGGTGTCATCCACGGGAGGAGAGGCGTGGTCCCTCGGTCTGCGAGACGCTGCTGGTTAGGCGGCGTCGGGCTTGGCGTAGCCCATCTTCACGGCGAGGGCGCGGGCCCTGGCCTTGGGGTCGTCCTTAGGTGCGTTGGATCGGGGGATGCCTCCGGCGGCGGGGGCGCCACCGGGGGCGGGGGGAAGCTGCGTTGCCGGGGTGGCGGTGCCGCCGAACAGTTCGGCGCGGCGGGCCTTGAGGGCGTCGGCGGCCTGTGTGATGGCGTCGTCGTCGGCGTCGTCGGGGACCCGGAGGAGCGCGGCGGCGTCCTCGAGGTCGTCGCCGGTCGCTCCGAGACGGACGAGCGCGGACCGGATCTTCACCTGTCGGGCCTCGGCTCGGGCGTCGGCGAGGAGCTTGTCGGCCTGCGCCTTCTGAGCGGCGACGTCCTGCTCCCGCTGCGCGAGTTCTTCGGCGCGGCGCTGCTCCTCGGTGAGGAGGGCCTGCCGGGCGGCCTGGGCGTCCTTGAACTGCTGGGCGAACGCCTTCGGGTCGAACGTGTCGACGTCGAAGTCGGTGACGCCGGCGGCTTCTGCGATTTCCCGGTAGGCGGCGTGCCGTCCGCGGCGCCGCTGCTCGGTCATGTTCTGCGTGAACTTGTCCTGCGGCATGACGACGGTGTCGCCGTCGCTGACGGCGGGCGTGGTGCGCTTCGGGGGGATGACCGCGGGCGTGGGCGGGGTGGCGGGGTCGCCGCCGTCGTTGTAGAAGACGGCGCGGGCCGCGATGCCGGTGTAGGGGTGGGCCCAGCCGGGGGCGGCGCGGTGCGGGCGGTGCTGCGCGGGGGCACGCATTACAGACAGTCCTCCCATGGACAGTTCAGGCCCCGCGCCTAGATCCAAGTGCAGCACAGATTCCGTCACGCGTTCCCCCCGTTCCCCTCCGCCGGGTCTTCCTCCGTGCCGGTGGGGTCCTCGTCCAGGCTGGCGGCGGGCAGGATGACGGCCGGGGTTTCGGGCTCGTCGGGGGCCTGACGGCCGAGGAATGCGGCGACCTCGTCGGGGTTGCCGAGGGCATCCGCCAGATCCCGGGCCGCGGTGAACGACCGGGCGTCGATCCTGGTCAGCTCGTCCTCCACGTCCTCGATGGGGAAGCCGGCCTCGATCAGCATGCGGATGCCGGTTTCCTTGCTGATGACGCCCTTCTCCACGCCGAGGGTGACCTGCTCGAGGATCCCGGCCCGGTCGGTGGGCTTGTACGGGCCGAACACGAGCTTTGCGGGCTGCACGGTGGTCCCGGCCCAGTCGGGATGCTGGCCAGCCATGTGCAGGCGCTGCACGAACTTCAGGAGCAGGGCGTACTTGTGGTCGCGGGCGAGACGCATCCCGCCGATGAGGGAGTCGAGCGGGCCGAGGGAGATGTCGAGGGCGTACCCGGAGGGGGCCTTGGAGGGGTCGATGGTGCCGAGGGCGACGGCGGGGAGCCGGGAGACTTTGGCGGCGCGGTCTTCGAGGTCGTGGACGTGGTCGCGGAGTTCTCGGAGGGCTCCGGAGGTGTCGACGGCGGTGAGTTTGCCGTTCTCGCCCAGCTTGAACAGGGCGCCGGGGCCGACGTCCATCTGCGCGCGCGGGTCGGTGACGCCGGACACGGCGACCATCGGAAGGCCGGTGGTGGCGGAGGCTCGGGCGGAGTCGGTGTCGGAACCGGCGAGCTCGTCGAAAACTTGCAAAACCTTCGCCAGCGACGACTGGCCCCAGTGCTCCTCCGCCGCGGGGACAGTGTTGGGGACGTGGACGACCGGGATGAAGTCCAGCAGGAGATCGAGGTGGTCGAGGACTTCCCCGTCGGATCGGGTCGCGTAGGAGGCCTTGGCGAGGGGGAGGGAGTCGACGTCGTAGTCGCCCTTGAGGTCGTCCAGGTTCCAGGTCGCGTCGGTCAAATAGCAGGTGACGTACGACGGCTGGTCGTTCCACGGGTACAGGCGGCTGACGCTGCCGGTGCCGGGGTCGAGGGTGTCGCCCTGGCCGAGGACGGGCACGAGATTGCCTTCGCCGTCGTCCACGGTGAGCGGGGCCCGGATCGCACGCCCGTCCTCGTTGACGCCGGCCGCCGTGGCAGGGCCGATCGGGGCGAGTTCGTAGGTGATCCGGCGGATGCGGGCCTTCAGGTCGCGCCGCTTGTCCTCGGGGAGTTCCCAGCAGAAGTGCACACGCTGCGGGAACTCCCCGCCGTCGTCGTCCTCGCCGATGACCGGGAAGTAGAAGCCGGGTTCGACGCTGCGGACGGTGGCGCGCTGCTTGGCGGGGTCCCAGGCGAGCCGATACACGCCGTCCCCCAAGGAGACAGCCTTCCGTTCGGTCTGCTGGACGCGCATGGGGAGGAGTTCGTCGTCGGCCCAGTCCCGCAGCAGGGTCTGTACGCGTTCGGCCATCGCCGCGGCGGGGTCGTTGTCGCCGTCGGTGGATTCGGCGCCGGGCACGGTGATCTGCTGCTCCCGGCCGAGGACGTGCGCGAGGATCGCGTCCACGAACATCGACGGGTCGCCGAACTCGCGGCGC